TGTCATGGTTTCCAAAACATGAGATACAGCAAATGGCTATGATGTTCGGCTCACAAGAAACAATACATGCTGTAGCTTATAGTTATTTAAATGAAACACTTGGACTTGAAGACTTTGAAGCATTTTTACACGAACCTGCAACAGCCGAGCGATTTGAAAATTTGGCTGGTTATGACGGCTCTGACCCTGTGGGTATTGGGCGTAGTCTTGCTATTTTTTCCGCCTTTGCTGAAGGAGTTAGTTTGTACAGCGCTTTTGCTGTATTATATAGTTTCCAGCTTAGAAATTTACTTAAAGGCGTAGGTCAACAAATGAAATGGAGTGTAAGAGATGAATCATTACATAGTAAAATGGGTTGTCAATTATATAGACATATGTGTGAAGAAATACCATCACTTAAAAAAGATGCAGAAAAAGATATATTAGAAGCAGCTAGTTTAATGCACGATGCTGAAATGAAATATATTGACAAGATGTTTGAAATGGGTGATATTGAAAACCTTAAAGCAAAAGACTTAAAACATTTTATAAAGAAAAGATTAAATGAAAAACTTAATGAATTGGGTTATAACAGTATTTTTACTTATGATGAAGGCTGTGCAAATAATCTTAACTGGTTTTATCATCTTACTGGTGGTCACACTCATACCGACTTTTTTGCAATCAGGCCAACTGATTATAGCAAAGCTAATGAAGGTGAAGATTTTGAAGACATATGGTAAAAAGAAAATTTCTTAGACTATTAGTCTATACAAATAAATTAACAAGTTATCAAAAGTTTGCATCCCGTGTTGGATATGCGGGTGCAGCCTTTTTGATGGCTGGTCAATGGACGTTAGAACCTATATTATTTATAATAGGTTTTTTATGTGTGATAGTACAGGTATCATCACGTAAACAATGGAACTTAGTAGCTCTAAATCTTAATGGTTTAGCAGCATGGATTAATCATTTTTTAAAATAATATGTGGAATAAAGATTGGAAAAAAGGAGTTGACTACCCTGCGTGGGGTGATACAGATGTTTATAAAAAAACAATAATAGGCGGTTATTTATATAATGGTGAGTCACCTAGAGATGCTTATGAGCGTGTTGCTACAACTGTTGCGAAGCGTTTATATCGCCCAGAATTAGCTGAAACTTTTTTTGAATATATATGGAAGGGTTGGCTATGTTTAGCCTCTCCTGTGCTGTCTAATACAGGTATAGATCGAGGATTGCCAATAAGTTGTTTTGGAATTGATGTTGCTGATAGTATACAAGATATTGGACAAAAGAATTTAGAGATGATGCTACTCGCTAAGCACGGCGGTGGAGTTGGTATTGGAATTAATATGATTAGACCCGCTGGCGCTAAAATAACAGGAAATGGAACAAGCGACGGAGTTGTGCCTTTTTGTAAAATATACGATTCGACAATACTTGCCACTAATCAAGGATCTGTCAGACGAGGAGCTGCATCAGTTAATATTAACATTGAACACCCCGATTTCGATGAGTGGATTGAAATACGTGAACCTAAGGGAGACATTAACAGACAATCGCTTAACTTACATCAATGCGCTGTCGTCGGCGATAAATTCATGCGACGACTTGAGCAAGGAGATGCAGAAGCTAGAAAACGTTGGAGCAAATTACTTCAAAAGCGTAAAGCTACTGGAGAACCTTATGTGCTTTTTAAGGGGAACACTAACAAACAAAATCCAGCGGCTTACAAAGACAACGCTTTAAAAGTTCACATGACAAACATATGTAGTGAGATTACTTTACACACTGACGAGTCACATAGTTTTGTTTGTTGTTTATCATCATTAAATTTAGCAAAATATGAAGAATGGAAAAATACGAACATCATTCATGACGCAATTTGGTTCTTGGATGGAGTACTTGAAGAATTTATACAAAGAGCAAAATATAGGTATGGATTTGAAAACGCTGTTAGGTCGGCTGAAAAGGGTAGAGCTCTTGGACTTGGTGTTCTTGGCTGGCATACCTATTTACAAAACAAAGGTATTCCTTTTGAAGGTTTACTCGCACAGTTTGAAACTCGTAGAATATTTTCACAAATTAAAATTGAAAGTGAAAGAGCGAGTAGGGGATTGGCTGAAACATATGGTGAACCGTTATGGTGTCGTGGTACTGGCATGCGTAACACCCATTTGCGGGCTATTGCTCCTACTGTGTCTAATAGTAAGCTTAGTGGGAACGTTAGTCCTGGCATTGAGCCTTGGGCCGCTAATATTTTTACTGAGCAGTCTGCGAAAGGAACCTTTATAAGAAAAAATCCTACATTAAAAAAGATATTAAAGAAACATAAATTAGATAACGAAAAGATATGGAACAAAATTCTTCAAGACGGAGGGTCAATCCAAGGTATCAAAGCATTAGACAAAATTACCTACGGAAGTCACGATATACCCGTCAAAGAAATATTCAAAACTTTCAAGGAAATTAATCAGCTAGAATTAGTTAATCAAGCAGGTATACGTCAACAATATATTGACCAATCTGTTAGTTTAAATTTAGCATTTCCTTCTGTAGCTACACCTAAATGGATTAATAAAGTTCATTTAGAAGCATGGAAGAAAGGTATTAAAACTCTATATTACGTTCGTACAGAATCTGTACTAAGGGGAGATATTGCTCAACAAGCTATGGATGAGAATTGTTTAGCTTGTGATGGATAATAAAAAAAAGGGAGGCTTATTTGCTTCCCTTTACTTTTTCGAATGAACTTATTCCAAAACAACCAAGTGTTACCCATACAAATGAATTATATATTACTTCATTTATAACAAGTTCACCGTCTACAAATATAAAACTAGTTACTAAGTCTGCTATAGCAAATAATACCATCACTACAAATGACGCAAATCCCACTATATTTTTTTCGTTTATTTCGTTTTTTTCTTTAAATAAGCTCCACATAATTTATCTTTTACCGCCAAAGTATTCAGTGGCGTGTCCTTTTTCAATTAAGTATTCGTTTAATGATTTATCAGCAAATTCTCCTGCTGACCATATTTCACCTAATATTCTACCATACTTACCGCTAGCATCATAGGTTTTTGTTTTAAGAATAGCGGCCTCACCTTCCTTACAAAAGTTTTTACAATATTCTTTTGCCGCTAATCCTTTTTCTTTTTCTTCTAAATCTCTAGTTCTAGATTCAGGCGCGTTTATACCATGTAATCTTACACGTTGTTTTTTTAATACGACATCAAACCCTAAATCTATATCTACATCTACAGTATCACCATCAACCCAGCGATCTATCATTACTTTATATTCGTACATTATATTATTTTATATTTTGTTTTACCGTCTTCGCGATAAGCTTTTAAACACCTATTTCTATTATCTTCAGGTGATACATAACTTATATGAACCCAGTTTGGATTTTTATCTGTACCAAATTCCCATATCATTTGATCAAAATCTAACATTTCTTTTACATAAGTAAACATTTCAGCATTAGTTCTTTTGCCAAAAGTATCATCAATATCAATTGCTTGTCCGTGACAATGTTGTGATTTTGTTGATCCACCTATTGCTTTATTTAATTCTGGTGAACGGAAAAAAGAATTAATCTTTACTGGTCCTCCAACCCATTGTCTTAATGGTTGAAATACTTTTTCAGCTATTGTTTTCATATTAGCCAATTGTTCTTCATTGGGTTTATTTTCTAAACCTAATCTATTAGCAGTTATGCTATACACGCCTTCTTTATAACTTACGTTTTTACTTATATTGTTCATTTCTTCTTGTTTGCTTCTTCCCATGCTTTTCTGCTAGCCTTAGCTTTAGCAATCTCAGCTTTAGATTTTTGTTTATGAACAACTTTACGACCTTTTCTGCCATTGCCTTTTAAAGCATTAGGAATATCATCAATTTGATTTGCAACTTCTTTCATTGCTGAAGCTACATCTTCAATTTCTTGCGCTGTAAGTTTATATCTTTTTTGCACTTCTTTTAAAGTAGCTATTGCTTTTTCGTCTACTTCAGTTTTGCTCCATAATAGGACCCATACGTCCTTCATGTATTTCTTTGTTAATTTCCACATTTTTTTTCTTTTTTAATAATTTAATTATATAATTTACTACTATGCCACCTAATGTAGTGGCTACCAAGTCTTTAGCATCAAAACTGCCATAACGTATATAGTCATAACTTTCTTTAGCAAATCCTGCTGCAAAAGAGGATGCTACTCTTGGTAATTCCATTTCATTTGCAACCGCTGCTGTTGTAGCGCCTGCTGCAAAATGGTAATATTTATCTCTACCTATATCTTGTGAGCTAGCACAGCCCACAGTAACCGCCACAAAAAGGACAAGTATCTTTTTCACTCATAATTACAATTTAGTTTCCGGTCCACTTACCGCTATTAAATCTAGTCATATCCCTACCTCCACTAATAATAGGATGAGGGCCACCGCCAGCTTTTGTTCTTGGTGTTGAATTTATTATATTTTTTGCTAAATCTTTATTTTTTTTAGCTACAACTTTTGCTGTAGTTGTTGCTTGAGGAGTAAATGCTCTAGCATATTGTGCAGGGGCCTCAAACATAGCTTGCATACTTTTTGGTAAACCTTTACTTGCAAGTTTTCTATACTGGTTAGAGGTGTTGGTAAAAGCACCCACCATTTTTTTACCAGCACTAATTGCTCTACCTATAGGTATTATTGATGCAATGCCTCCGTATACAGCTAAATCTTTTTGAAAACCAGGATCTTTAAATTTTGCTTTTGTTTCACCAATAAATTGGCTAAGCCTTCCTCTTCCCGGCTTTAATGTATCTCTACCTTTGCTCATAATTTTAAAATTGTGAAGCCGCACTGACTTCGTTAATGGATTCTTGTATTTCCTCTAAATCTGCAGGTAACATTAAATCTAATCCCGCTTTGAATACTATTTCTTTTATACCTTCTTTAAAGATAATTAATGTTGGTGCCATTCGCACTTTGTATTTTTTCTTTGCCGCTGGGCAATTAGCTATATCTGCTCTATAATATATAACATTTTCTAATTTATCCCAATCACTAAATTTATTAGCATCGTTAAATGATGCGTAAAATTCAACTATTACTGGCAATGTTTGATTATCACCAAACGCTTGCTTTTCATTTATTTTACTATCAAAATTATTATCAGTAATAAACTCTTGTCCAAAAGTATTAAATGTAATTAATAGTAAAATTATATTTAAGTATTTCATACTATCTTCTTTGCTGTATTTCGTATAATCTTTCGTCTATTTTATCAATAGTTTCCTTTATCTCTTCTACATCATCTTGAGTATCCATAATTGTTTGGCGAATTAATTCATCTTTCAAATCATATTCAACTCTATCAATAACTGGCGCGGGTAATTCCATTGCTCTAGCTATATCAGCCTGCATTATAAAATACATGCTAGCAAGCGAAACTACACCCCCAATAATCAACCCTATTGTTTTTAAATCTAATGTTATTTTAGTATCTTCCCCAATCTGCTTTGCCATTTTAATATTTATTTTTTGTTATCTTATTATATTTATAAGCTCTTCTTGCTTTTTGAAAAAATCTACCGGGTATTACAGCATTTTTAACACCTTCAACGACACCATCCATCATTCTTCCTTCCCATCTAAAATTATTAAATTTGTTAGACGTAAATAATTTTAAAGGATTTAAAATAGGTTTACCTTGTTTATCCATTACATCTCCATACATTGCCTTTCTTTCTTTTGCAAAATTATTTGCAGCGCCTCCTTTGGGAACTGGTTTTGGCATTACTGCCGGTCTTGCATTTGGAGTCATTTTATCCTGACCCATTTTAAATACTCCTTTGTAATTATGTTTTTGTATATATGCCATTTTATCTAAGTGTTATGTTGAATCCTACAGATCCATTATATATTCTACTATCCCAGAATTTAGTATATTCACCTTCAAAGAATACACCTATTGATCTGTTTAATTTCCATCCAAAATTTATACCTGCTTGAAAATCTTTCCATTGTTCAAGTTCTGAATCTTGTCTTAATCCTCCGAGGCCCCAGTTATTACGATTTAAATATGAAAAATCTTCATCACCTTTTACATATTTATGATAAGGCAATAAATAAGAACCATATGCGTGAAGCCAGAAATTTGACTTGTAGTGATAAAAATCAAAACCGACCACAGGTGAAACTACACCAAATGGGTCTAGTAAATCCCACTGCTCATTATTATAACGATTAATTAATGATTCAAATATCGTGTCACGAAATTGTAAATCTGTATAAGCCACCGTGTTTCCTTCAGGATCATACCAATAATAATCATATACATCTTCACCATCAATATTAATAGTTACCAATTGATCAGTAAATCCATAATTATAACCTAATTGATACCAATAGTTTATAGGGTAACCATCTTGGTTGGTTTCATTTAGCCATATTTCAATTGGATTATATCCGTAAGCTCTTTCATGTGTACGATACATCGCTCCCGCTGATAAGCTAAACTTTTTACCAATAGGTAATTTAGCCCTCACTTCAGCTGATTTATATTTAAAATCAACTTTACCTTGTGCTCTACTTTCAAGCTTAACCATGTGATGTTTACCACTATGTTTTAGAAAATACCTATGATTTTTAAATATCTCATCTCTGGACCTTTCTTTTTCATAATGAAATACATACTCTAAACCTTTAATGGATGAGTTAGGAGCTGTCATAGCTACGTTAGATTCAGTGCCGTTATAATAGTCTTTAGCTTTTCTCTCGTAATCAAATCTTGCAATCTTTCTAATACCAAAACCATAACGATAATCAAAATCATAATAGTCAGTACCATCAACTACAACGGGTGGTGTATATAAATTACCATCAGGATTTGTTCTTACAAAATAATCTTTTGGATTTTCTCTAGGATTTTTAATATCACCAGCTACATATAATGTACCATATTTAAATAATTCATCATATATAGATTTAAAAAATTTACTTTTTTTCTTTTCTTCTTGCGCAGTAATATTAAATGATATTAATATTGCTAAGATAGTTAAAATTTGTTTCATAATGTTAAGTTTGTATAATATATGTAATCACCTGTTATTTGCGTCTTTTAACGTTTTTAACTCTTCTTGGTTTACCTGCAGGCTGTCCTAAATTTTTCTTTTCTCTTATTTTTGCCGCTTTTTCAGCTGAAGACATTTCAGAAGCTGTTTTTACAGTTTTACTTGATACTCTTTTTTTAGGTCTACAATAAGGTACACCTCTTTTTTCTCCTTTACGTCTTCCGCAGGGTTTACCAGTTCTTACATCAATCCATTCTTCTTTAAACCAACGTTTAAGAGCCGCTCCTTTTTTAGTTTTTCTTACTGCCATACTATGACTTTATACCGCCTATAATATTTCCATCTTTATCTCTTGTTCCTCTTTTTCTTTTTTCCGGAAGCTTTCGGTCTTGCTTTGGTTTTCCCATATTTCTATCTTTAGGTGGTTGTTTTTTATTTGGTTCCTTACCTTTATAAGGGTCCATTTTCATAGGCGAATGTTCACAACCCTTTTTCTTTAATGCTAAATGCTCTTTATATGTCATTGCTTTCTTTTCAGTACCATCTTTGCAATACATCATATGTGGTTTGTATTTTTTTGTTGCCATAATTTATTTTTTAGATTTATTACCCCAATTTGCTGCTCCAACTTTTCTACACTTAGCGATTGCCCCGCTAGCATATGCGGAAGGAAACACTTTATACCTTGCCTTTACTTTTTTATAACATGCGTCTTTTGCCATAATTATTTTATTTTTAGCTTTTTAATTTTTAATTTTTTAATTTTTGTAGGCTGTAATTTGTTTTTCTTTTTTATTAACCTTGTATCATCTTCTTCTATTTTTAAAGTCCATCCGTCCCAACCTAACAATAGTGCCAATTTTTGCCATAATTCAGTTTCTGAATCTACAATTCCTTTTCCTTGTTCATACAATCTCATTGCTTGATCAAGAGGTATATTAGCTGTAGCTGATATAAATCTTGCAGCCGCCATTGTTGCAGGGTTATCTAGACTAAGTCCTGATTCTTTTATTTCATCCATTTCATAATCGAATACAGAAAGTGCTTGTCTTATTTGTGTTACCTTTCTATCTACGGGTGGCATAAAATCAAATAATTTCCATGCTGCATCTCCAAATTTAGGTCGAGGTCTGCCTGCTCTTCTAGCTAAATCGACTGCAACATTTTTAGCCATTAAAATTATATTGCCATATACACCTGTACCTCTAATAACTGAATCAGCCATTCCCTCAGCAGTTTTTATAACTCTATCTCTTTCCTTCTCATCATCTTCTTCTTCTCCAAATCCCATTGCAAATAGTGCTTGCTGCATTGCGTTGAATATAAAGTTTTGAACAAAACTATAATATATAAGTTTTGACCAATTAGTTCTAGGATCACCACGCCCGTCTCGTATATCTTGAGCAGCTCTTTTCATAAGTCTAGCATACTGCATAGGTGTATTAGCAAAAGCTAAAACAACTCTACCTAAATTACTTGCTTGCTGCATAGATATTTTATCAGGTCTACTAGATTGCTGTGTTTCTTCAGCTATTTCTCTAAAATCTTCAAAAGCTCTTTCAAAAGCAGCATCTTGTTCTAATCCTTTATTAGTATATGTATTTGTTCTATTTCTAATAAAACTTGCACCACCTAATGCAATTGCAAAACTATCTGCATATCTTGTTAAAACAAAACCTTTACTTAGTAATAAACTTATAACACCACGCACTCCTCCTTTTTCAGCCTGCTCTACAAGTTCAGATTCGTTAATATTTATTTTCAAACCACCTCTTCTTTGAACTAAATAATCTGAATTAAATAATCTCATAAAATCTCCCCAAAATTGTTTTTGATTAGAAAAAGCTTTACCAGCCTGTAATAAATTATTATCACTCCAATTTATAAAGTTTATGGTTGATATTGTTTGTAGAACGGCAGATTTTCTATTTAAGAACATAATAGTACCAACTGCATCATTAAGCCAATCTAACATGATATTAACTTGTTTGTTGTTGCTAGGTTTTCTATTTCTACCAGTTTTCATTCTACGAAGAATATCTTCTAACGCTTCTCTATAATTTCTACCAAATAAAGCTTCAAGTTTATTTAAATTTTCTTCTGAAAATACCGTGTCAACATTTTTTTGCCATTGCTGAAGGTATTTTTCTCTTTTTGTTGTATTTATACTTTGTTTTAAATCTGTTGATATAGTTCCAGATTCCCAATTATTATCAGGCTTTATATAACCATCAGCTTTAGTAATTAATATTAAATTATCTGCGAAATTTTTAAAGGTTTTATCTTTTTTAATTAAGTTGACTAAACTTGCCTCTTCTTCTTTACTTAAGCCTGGAATTTGCATTTTTTGTTTATTCCATATATAAACTCTAACAGCATCACCCATTGTGAAATCACCATCTAATACTTTTTGTTGTAACGGCGATTGTGCAAATATACCAGCTTTTTTTGGTAATTTAGGTAGTCTTGATTTTAATTCTGCAAAGTCAGCCATCATTGCTGATCTTTCTCTTTCAATATTTGCCATAGCTCTACCAAAAGGTCTGATTAAATTAATTCTAACCCATTCTATAGCTTGGTCACCTTTAAATCCTTTAGGTAACAATGTGTACATTAGTCCTAAAAAGTCTTCTGCTCCCGGTGGTATAAATAAATTATATCTACCTTTATTTTTACCTCTTCTTCTGGCTCTTACTGCAGAATATTTAGTAGTTGATAACACACCAGATTTATCTTCTAATATTGAATTAAATTCTAAATCCAAATTAGCTTCTTTACTAGGTAAAGTTCTAGGAGTACCATCTTTTTTTATGTTAAATTGTACCGAAAATGATTTTCCTTGTAATGTTTTATAGTTTTTTAACGTAACACCGCCATCAATTTTTGCAACCGCACTATTAAAATGTCTTCTTGTCCAACTATCTTTCCATAAATTCCAGTTTCTACCCATGCCAAATTTATAAAATCTGGTCTCACCTTCGTTGTCTATATATGTAGCCGCATCAACTTTGTCAGCATCTTTTTTAGACATACCTATTAATACATAATTTTCTAAAGCTTTATTTAATAATTTTGTAAACGGTATTTCTTTTTTATTAATTCCACTTAACAATTCTTTCCAAGCTCTAAAACTCTGCATTGCATGTTCCATTATCATTTGCTCATTATTTGCAGCCGCTACTACGTCAAATCCCGCAAGCTTAGCCATTCTTCTATGTAAATGCGATTTATCTTTATAAGAATTAACCATAAAGTGTATCATAGTTAAGAGTCTTTCGTTTTTCTGTGCTTGTGTAATATTAGGTTCATTTATAAATTCATTAATAGCTAACCATAAATGTATACCTGCATTAGTATATCTGTCAGTAGCGTCTATTAACCATTTTAAACTTTTAGTTTTAAGATTTTTTTGACTAATAGGTGCTCCTTTGTAATAATTTTTTTCAGCATCTTCACGTGCTTGTTTTTTTGTTGCTGATTTACCATAAGAAAAATTCTTTCTACCAACCCAATTTTTAGAACCTGCTAATAATTTTTGTTTAATTTCTTGAATTTGATCTTTAGTAATATAGCCAGCCATTTGCAGCCCACTAGTAACAATACCAATATTTAATAATCCTGGATATTTATCAAGATATGGTAAAAAATCAATCATACCATTAGAATATCTTTGAGTATCGTCAGTAACATTATACCAAATATTTCCTAATCCCATTTTAAAAGCAAATTGTCTACTAGCCAAAGTTCTTTCTATTTTTCTAGCTGCTGTAGCTTGGTCCTCAGTAGATAATGGCGATTGCTTTATTGCCGCTGGAGATAAGTTGAATGCAATTTCTTTACCAAATTCCGCAAAAAGTTTATTTCTTCTTGCTCTTATAGTAGAATTAGGTTTCTTTTCACCATAACTATAATATTCTTTTAAAATTTCTAATGATGGTTTTAGTCTATCATATAAATCAACACCTTGCGCTTCATTTTCAACAAAAGCATTTTTTTCATCTCTTGCTTTTCTAATCTCTTCTTGTGTTGTTAATCTTTTATTTAACTTAGCAAAATTTTTGTTTTCTAATTTTCTTTCTGCTTGATATAAATATTGTATTGATAATAACTTTTTCTTAGGGTCAAAAAGTTTATCTATATATTTATCAAAAAACTTTTCAAAATTACCAGCCGCTTTTCTTATTTTAGGCATTACTGCATTTTCAAACAAATTTTTAATATTGTTTCTAAAATCAGCATCGCTTGGATCAAAAGCTTGGTCTTCACCAAATATTTCATCAACAAAATCTTGTAAATCTTTTATATCATCTTCTGTGAGTATATCAATTTCGTCTTCCATTTTAGGATTAGAAGTATTTTCTATGTTCTCACTAAGTATTTTAGCATCTATCATAGATTCTACATCCATTGAAGTTTCATCTAAAATATCAATTGTAGTACCAGTAGCTGTTTCAATAGATTGTGCTTTTGGTTTCTTTACATATTCTAATTTAACATCTTGAAATGCTCTAAATGCAATACCACCTAATCCTTTGCTTTCTTTTTTACCATAAATATAACTAAATACACTTCTTTTATTTCCTTCTAATGTTGGATTAAAGTTTTTAAATACTCTTTCTGTAATTCTTTCTCTTACCTTTCTTTTAATATCTTCCTGCACCTCAGGTGCTAAACTGCCAGTATTTTCATCTCTTTGTATTATGCTATTTATAACTGGATCTATAATAAGATTACTTTCTATTTCTGTATATATACCTGCTCTAGCGGCATCACTGGTTTTAAAATCATCTTGTGTTTTTATATCTTCAGTTATATACTGGTCTAAAGCATTTTGACTAGCTTTTATTTGTTCAGATGTTAACTCAGCTTCTTTAGACGGTTTAGTTTTTTCTTCAATATCAACCTTACCGCTCTTTGCTACAGTTTTTGCAACATCATCAGCTGCTTCTAATACTGTTTTTGCAGATAGAGGTTTAACACCTGTAAAACTATTATATCTTTTTATTAATTCTAAAGCATTTTCACCGCTAATTTCAAATGGTAAATTCTTTATATTTTTAGAATAAGTTTTTGCAAACGCTTCACCAAATTTATTGAACATGTTAGCTTGCTCAATATTTTCTAAAGCGGCTTGATTAGCTAAAACATCAGATAATCCTGATAAATATTCATCTACAATATCATTATTTTTAAGATCAAATTTACCATACACAGATAATCTTTGTTTTAATAATTTATATGCGGCTGCCATTTTAGGGTCTGTTGAATTAGAAAAATCTGCATCTAAAGCTTGTATTATAGCAGTTTTTTCACTTCTTGATAATGATTCAAATATAAAGTGCATTACCTCATGGTGTACAACATTACCAGAAGTACTTCTACCATTATTAGTTTTAAATATATTGTTGTCAACATTTTCTTCAACGAATAAGGCTAAATCACCTTTCATAGCTCCGGATGTATACATACGCATGCCAGATTCATTTACAGTACCTTCTAACATGTCAATGACATTCTCGTCTGTTAAAAGGTCAGGTCTATTTTTTTCAAGCCACGCTTTCAACTCAGCTCTAGTTTTACGCATTATACCTTGTTTACCCGCAAATACTCCAGTTTTATCTGAATTTATATATGATAATAAAGTTTTGCCTGTTGTATGAAAATATTCCAAAAGTTTTGTATCAATTAATTGATTATCATAACTTTCAATTCTTTGTTTTTCATTTTCAATTTTAGCTTCAATTGAAATGCTATTATTTGTTTTAAATTCTTTTTCTAAACCAGCAAGATTAGATTGTGCATCTGCTTTTTCAATTTGTAAATCAAACATTTTTTTTCTACCTTCATAAGATAAATATCTATAAGTAGAATTATTTGCTACATTTTCAGCAACATCTATATTTCTTAATATTTGGTCTTTTTCAGCTTGAGTTCTATTGCTTTTCTTTACCTCTACTTTTAATGCGTTTGCTATTGCTCTTAAGCTTTCGGGATCTCTTAATGCTGTTAATTCAGCTATTCCCTCTCTAACAGCCATGCTTGTACCTGTTATGCTTACTTGTGTACCACTAGTACCCAATATTGTTTGAGCTGTTGTTTCTGCAATTAATTTTGCAGTTATAGGATTATCTAATGCCAATGCTGAATTTATTTCTTGTCCATTTTCTGTAACAATTTCTGCCAATTGAGAATATCCAGCACCAACTAAAAAATCTTTTGCGTCTTGATTAACTTTGCCTTTTATTATACCCCTAAGAGCTGTTTTAGGCACAAATTTAGTTGCTTTACCTACTAAAAAAAGATTACTTGCATAATCCATAGCCGCGTTCTGTATACCCACCCTGTTAGCTTCATTAAGCGCATCCACTGTTTTACCGTCTTGAACGGCATTTAATACAGCGTTGGCTTGTTGTTCTTTTGGTAAGTTTTGAAATGCTTCATATGTTAATCCCATTTCTTCAGCAGCGACTCTGTTAATTAATTCTGTTGCTACCGCTCCACCTTCTTGTGTATACGTTGTAAATCCGAAACTAGCTAACGCAGAAAACATTTGTGGTATTTGTTCTGCAATTACACCGGTTGTTTTATCAAAAGTTAAATTAAAATCATCCCATAATTCATTATCCCCATCATCTTCAAATATGTTTATTTTTTCATATTTATCTAAATAATCTTGCATTTCTTTAGATTCAATAAAATTTTCTCTAAATATTTTACTATCTTTTTCAACTAAATCTTCATAATACTTTAAAGCATTTTCTCTATCTACACTTCGACCACCTACAAAATTACCTTCTTTCATAAGATATACTCCACCTACACGAAAACTATTTATACTATCCGGAGTATTTTTAATCTTTCTTATCTGTTTTTGATTATCTTCAATTCTTCTAGCGGCGCTGTCTCTTAAAAAATCATCAGAGACGCTTGAGCCAATTTTTTTAAAAGCATTTACAAATCTTCTACCTAATGATGGTTTAATTTTTTCTTCTTTTGTAGGAGTTAGTTCAAGGGCTTTATTATAAAGAAATCTTTTTGAATTTTCAGGTGGTAACGCCCCAGTATATTTTGTATATAGTGCGTCTATTGCTTTAGTGGGTTCTTGGGTTAGTAGAAAAGAAATTTGTTTAGTTCTCAATTCTTCCCCCATATCAGCATCGAATTTTTGAAGTAATGCTTGGTATATTTCTTCCATCTATTTATTATTTCCTTCGATGTTATTCAATCCGTTAATTATATCTTGTGTAACGTTTATTGGCTCTAAATTTTCCAATAAATTATCAAATGTTTCCTGACCATCAAATTGTTGTGTTTTAGTATTAAACACGGGTGGTACTTTTTTTCCATCTGGCAACACAATATCTCCAAATGTACCTTCTTTCGCGTTCATTATATAATAATTTATAACTTCTGTATCTAATCCAGCTGTTCTTGCGTAGAGCCTAAATAAATCTTCTTGATTGCCTTGGGGAATAGATGTTTGATCATAAAATACACCTATCTGATCTCCGCCATATGTTTCATTAAATAATTTCATTTTTTCTTCATCAGGCAATTCTCGGTATTTACTTGCTGCCATGTCTACAGTTTTAGTATCTGTTTGTTGCTGAGCAGAATCCCAAGCTTTAAATAGTTGATCCTTATCCATAAATTTGCTAGCATTTTTAATATCTAACCTTTGTAAAGACTTAACTCTTTCTTGTGCATTCAAAGGTTGCGTTGCAAAATTAATTGCATTTTGAATTGTAGGCATTGCTAATTTAATTTTTTGTTGCATACTAGCGGTAAACTCACTTTCGCCACCACCAGGACTGTATGTTCCATATCCAACTGAATTCTGTTCTATCAAACCAGTCATTATTTTGTCAATTATAACAGGTTTAAAATTAATAGGATCCTGTTCATATTTTGCTCTTTCTTCATCACTAAAAACATCTTTAAATAAATCATCATATAAAATTGATTTAATTCTATCGTCACCACCTTTATCCAGCTCAATTATTAATCCTCTTTTTAAAGATTCAACTAATCCACTAAATTTATCATCATTTAAATTAACACCTTCTATTCCATCTTTAATTACACTTTTGTTTAATTTATCTAAATATTGTGAAAATTCGTCATCAGTTTCAAACCAATCAAAATCTTTTTTAGTAAATGAATAACTTTTACCATTATGTGTTGTATTGTATGTAGGATTACCAAAATTATCATATGTCATCGTATAATCCAATTCATCAGGCAATAGTATATTATCTAACGCACCTTTCTTACCAGCATCATAACCTTTAGATATTCGGTTATGATTTTCAGAATATTCTTTTCTTTTAGCTTGAACCCAAAGTAAGTTATCATTTGCATTTGAATATGAGGCAGTTATATTATTTAATTCATTTTGTAAAGTTAAATATTCAGGGGTACCTGCGGGTACTTCTGCTAGCATATTGCCTATTTCAAAAGCTCTTCTCTTTTTTTCAAAAGCCCATGGTGTTAAGGTTTCTCTTTGTATACCATCTAATTTTGAAAAATTAATTTCTTCTGGAAATTTATCAAGTATACCTTTAGCTCTTGCATCAGCTATTTCTCGCTCTCTTCTATTTCCTTCAATTTGTTTTATCAAGTTATCAGTAGTTCTTTTTATACTTTTATCTATAGTGTCTGCTAGACCAGTATTAAAACCACCCGCCGCGAGTCTTGCTCCTAATATTAAGTTTTTATCTGCCATAATTTTTAGTTATCCGGTTATGTTTTGGAGGGCTCCAGGTTTTGCAATTCCTGATGCCGCTACACCTGCTGCACCACCGGCCATATCTGTTAATCCACCAACTAATTGATTTGTTGCATCTTTTCTTGCTTGATCTGCTGCTGCTTTTCTTTGCTGAGCCATTCCAAGTAAAGTACTTTGTTTTTCATAAGCCATTTTTTGGGACTGTGCTTCTCCACCTGCAATAGCCATTTGTCTTGACTGTTCACCTTGAGCACCTAATTGCGCATTTCTTTGTTCTTGTTGAGCTATACTTGCTGATGCCTGTTGCGCCTGTTGGTTTTGACTATTTGCCATTGCCTGTGCTAATGCAGCAACCCCTCCACCTCCTGCTGAAGCAGCCATACTACTCATAATATTTGCAGCTCCTTGTGCACTTTGTTGTGCTGCAAAATCTGCTGCTTGAGTATTAACAGTTAAATTTGTATAAGGATTAGTTATGTTTTTATATGGATTAGATGTATCTAAATCTCTAAATGCTTGTTTTTCTTGTTTTAGTTCTTTAGCAGCTCTTCTTTGTTCACGTCTTCTTTTACCACCTCCAAATAAACTAGCACCAAATTTTATAAGTCCGCCTACTGCTTGGCCAGCCGCTTGTATACCCGCAGCGGCTACTGCTGGTGCAATCGCCCAATTTACTCCTCCCGTAGGTGCTTCTATTATTAATTTTGATATTTCTACTATACTTTCCATTATATATTTTTATATATTTATTATTACGTATTAACTACTTATACTAATTTCACTTCCAACAGCATATATTTCTTTAACCGTGCTTGATGTATTTTGCATCTTTACAGTTGCATGATAACCTAATAACCCACTTGTTTGCCATTTTGCTTGTTTTACATAAAATATAAAATAAGTTGGATAAGATGGCGGGGATGCTGTTGTTGAAAAATTAGCAGTAACCTCGGTTGATGTGATTGCTGTTACAGGACCTATTCTAGTATTAACACCTGTGCTTGGGTGAACATAATACAAATCGTCATCTATTTGTAAATCCTCAGGAACTGCATTTGCAAAAGTATATTTTCTTAAATTTGTACCAGCACTAACATTACTGCCCCAGTCACCTATACCTTGCACATTTAATGCTTTTAAATCAATTGTAGCAGCTGTTTCTGAGCCTCCTCTTATGTAGTTAAAATATTTATTTTCTTTATTTACAAATGAATCTACAGCCCCGTCTTGTTGATCGCTAGTTATATTAGGACATGTCCACCCAGAATCTCCTTCATAATTCAATGTTCTAAAATTTTTCATATTAGCAGGGGCTTCATTCAAAATAACCTCCACATATGGTGTTACTTTTGAACCATAAAAATTACAAACATCCCCAACATGATGTTCATATATATGACCATTTTTAAAAGTAAAATATTTATTTTGTATACTTTCCGCAGCTTCAGGTATAAAGGACTTTTTACTAGTCCATCCATTTATTGATTCAGAAAAAGAAATAGTACTGTTTGCATTTGTAGGGTGAGTGCTAATATTATACTGATGTTTTCTAATATCATAAGAACCCACCATATATCCAGTATTTGCAGGTAATGCGTCTCTAAAGAAATCTTTCATACCATAATCTGATATAGCTTCCATGCCATCCATAGAATGCCTAACTACTACTCCATTTTTTCTATCTGTAAAATACGCTCTATGAGTATAAAAAGCAAAGCTCTCTGGATTTGTACTTATACCATAATTAGAATTATAAGGCATTGCTTGCCCTAAAACTGCTTTATTAGATGTAACATTAACATTACCGTCGGCATTAAATAATGCGTCTTTATTAGTTAATATTTTTACAACTTTATTTTCACAATAAGCAATTATATCATTATATCTAGTATGTAATAACTGTATACTACCATAATCTGGATTAATTTCTTTAGTAATAGCTTCAGCAATAATAAATTGGTTTAATCTATTTAAGCCATTTTTATTATTATATATCTGAGAAAATATTAAATTATTTTTATGATTTTCTTCTATATAAGGTTTATCTTCAAAAACAGTTGATACCCTAACACCTTTTCCTAATGGAGCACCATTAAAAGTATCTCTAATTGACATAGACTCAACTCCATTTAAAAAACAAAAACAATTATAATAAGATAACACATTAGCATTACCATGATTATTTGTTCCGTCAGATGCTATTGTAAAAACTTCTTGTGTTTCATAATATATATCAATATCAACATCATCCTTAGGCAATACTTCAAATATAGGTGGTTCTGGTATACCTACTAGCTGGTCATCTTTTCTAAACTCAAGAACTGATATTTGCATTATATTAGCTTCCGTGCCAGTTGTTGCAGGCTCTACATCTCCATTAAAAATCAAATTTTGAGCTAAATTTTTATCTAGCTTTATTAAATAAACAGCATCTCCATCGTTAAACTGGGAAGGGCTCCCTCCTCTTTCAAGATATTTAAATACTCTTGTTATTTTATATATATTATTATCTGCTGCTTGGCCTGCTGTAATTTGTGTTCTTGATCTATCAAATTTTAAATAAACAGGATTGTCTGTATTGTAATTATTTTTATTAGATGGGGCTTTTTCTAAACCAGTAACTAAAGGTAATGTTGCATATTTTGAATTTTTATCAGCGTATGGCTTATCTGTTCTTATGCAAAAATGATAACCTTGGTCTAGTTCTGTATTAGTAATAAATCCTCTTGAAGGATTAAAAGATTGACCATCAGTTGCAGTTTGACCAGTACCATGATTAGTATCTCCTCTAAAACCACCCTGCATTGGTGTTTTTGGACTAGAACCACCAATTCTTGTTATAGATGAGTCGCTATTCGCTAAACCACCACCATACATATGAAATTGTCTTGGGTCGTCATCAGTCTGATTACCGTCTAAAGATATTGTACTTAATACTTGTAGGTTATTTAAATCTTCTTCACCTTTTAATTCCGCTAATAAGTTAGTATTATTTCTTATTTTTATAAAAAATTTACCTTGATATTCTTCTTTACCGCTTTCATCAACCGTATCAACAACAACCATTTTTATACCACCTCCATAATGTTTTCCGCCGCTAGTAGTACTTACGTTTAAAGACGAGTCACCACCAACTAACGTGGCTCCAACATTTATATTACCACTAGGATTTAACAGTTTATCTCTGTCAAAATCATCATAAAGAATTTTTACATCATCTCCAAATTCCTGCGTAAAATGCAATTCAAAATCATTATTGTCTCCTAAATCTAATTCTTTATTTGCTATTGTATACACATCTGTTTCTCCCGAACCAGTAACAAATTTTACTTTTGCTCCTGGGTTTAAAAAACCATATGCTTCTTTACTTACACCTCTTTTAGTGTCACTGCCAATTTCATCACCACTATCAATATTTGTTTCTTGTAATTTATACATTGCAGCAACAGTTATTCTATTTCTACCTGGCACAGGTGAGGCGCCGGGTTTTAATACATGTAAGTCTCTATCCTGTTCAAGGTTTTTACTAAATACAAATACATCTGGAACATATACCTCTTTTAAAGGTTTAGCTAAAAACGGAGGTGGGGTAGTATATTTATCTAATACTTTAAATTCTTCTGTAATATTTGAAATATCATTACCTCTTTTCTTTTTGAGTACTATTTTATCGTCAATATCTACTTTGTTAACATCGGCAGATGGTATTGCAACATATATAAACCCTTCTTTATCTTGATAAAAACTATCACCTATAAAGTTATGTGTTTTAGATGATATTTCTTTTATAAAATATTTATAAGTTTTTGCAAATGAAGGTGGGTTGGAAGTTATAGCTGCCTTAAATCTAGTTGAAAAAGAAGCTCCTTCTTGACCAACTTTTACAATACCTGTTTTGCTTGTTAACACAGGTGTTTGTCTACCAAACTCATCCATATAAACAACACCAAATTGATATGTTCTTTTTGACTTTATAGATTGTCTTTCTTTTTTAACATCATCATAATTTGAATCAGTAGGGTTATATCTATTATGTATACCTACTGAAAATACAGGCTCTACATTGTTATTGCTAGAATCTTTTAAATTAAAGTTTTCAGTATAATTACCATATATTAATCTATTTGCTGTAATTTCTTGTGCTTTAGCTTTCCTAGGCACACTATCAAATAATCTTAATAATTGATTTGATGGCAACGTTTTAAATATTTGATCATCTTTTACTTCAAATTCCAAAGGACTTGGAAAAGCATTGCTAGAATTTTTTTTAATAGTGTCAACTAAATAACAATTTGTACCTACAGAGTCTTTATAAAGTATATCTATCTCTTCAACATCAGCATGTGTATTGTGATTTAAATCTTTTATTTTTAGCGACCTTAGACTATTAACCATTGCTAAATTAGATCCCGCTTTTACGTCATACTCTATCCCAGTACCTGCCCCTACTGTTGGGTCTGGTAAAAACGCGGCATTAGAAAATGGAGAAAAACAAGAATATTGTCCATTATTATATTTATATCTATAAGCAAATCTAGGAAATTTTTCTTGAAACAATGGTTCCTCTTCTTCTAATATACATGTCCATAAAGCAGCTTCCCGAGGAACCCTTTCAGATATAGTCAGTATTTCAGCATTTGAAAAAGCGCCAACATTAGTACCGCTGCCTTGGGTATAATTACTTGCTAGTTTTATTCTAACTTTAATTGTTTTTACAGTATCATCAGATTCTGTATATTTATGTGTTAATACAACAACATCATTTGCTTGATAATTAGGGTTTGTAGCTGTACCACCAGCTACTTTAAACTTACTAACTCCCGCTTGTGATGAAGAAATTGTATATCCAGAATCCCTAGGTGTTCCTAAATTACCAGCACTAGTGGTTTCAGTACTTAAATTAGCATCTACAAATATAGCTGTATTACCTGCTGTTCCATTTCCACCTCTTGCCGAGCTATTCATTTCTAAAGTTGGCGCAGCTAATGGAGATTTTTTAATAACAGTAATTCTTTCCGCACTTAATCCTGAGCTGGTTCCAGCTGACCCAGAAGTTTGGCCTCTCCAATATTCAATATCTATTTGTCTTGGTTCATTTAAATTATCTGTAAAAAATAAAATACCATCAATAACATTTGCACCAGTTATAAAATTAGCAGTATTAAAATTTAATATATTACTTTGGTCAACTATTATTGTATCGTATGTGTTTGCTTGATAATCCCACTCTGCTATTAAATCTTTTGCTGATGATGTAATAAACCAATATATTTTATTATTTTCAATATCTTTTACGGTACCAATACATTTTGCATTAGATAAACTTATTGTATCTCTTTGCGTATTGCCTAAAATACTTTTTAACGCTCCAACGTCGCTACCTTCTGAAAAGTCAACATCAACATTTACAGCGTCTCTATATTCACCATTAGGAATCAATCTTTCATCAAGGTCTTTATTCATTTTACCTTGTATAAAAGCATTTTTAATTTCTGGCATACTTTAGTGTTTTATTACTTTAGATTTATTTCTCATTACTTGAACAAGCTCTTTAGGGTTCAAGTTTGCTAACCTTAACTTTGCATTTCTTATTGATGCAAATCTATCTCTTTTATATCTTTGGATTACATATTCTGGAAAATTTGTTCTAGCACTTACTATAGAATATACAATATGCTTATATAACGCTTCTTCAGCAAATTTATGTACTTTCATTTCAGAATCAGTACCCATACTATCTGAAATATATTTTATTGTTATTATAGCATTAGCTAAATCAGATGTAAAATGAAATTTACCATTTAATTCATCTATCATGAAATTACCATTTTTTTGAGCAATTTCTGGGTCCAACCCAAATCTTCCACCATACTCAGATATTCTTTCATGTGCTCTTTCTAGGTCGTTGTTTACATCGTTATCAAATAGTCCTGTAAAATTACCACTGTTATTATCTTTGAATCTTGTTTGGGTAGTTGGTGTTTGAGTTAACAAACTATCGTCATCATCAAATAAATATGCAGCTTCTGAATCTTGTAATATAGATTCTGTTGGTATAGATGTAAATCTTATAGGATATAAAGGTCTTTCTACACCAGCCTTATCAACTCTAGATATTTGAACATAATCTACATAATCTTGTGGCATTAATATTGATAAAGAACTACCAACTTCAACTTCTTGTATTTTTTCAACTTTAGTTAAATCATAACTAAACTCTTGTAGCCCTCTTTTTGCGTGAAACAAAACATCTGTTCTTTTAACTCTAGGTATTATTTTATCTTTACCAACATAAGAAATCATAAAATTATTAACTATATCCGATAAAGATATATATCTATAACCTCCAGAAGGCGTTGTTAACTTAACCTCTATAAAATCCCCAACAGTTCTTCCAGATGTAAATATTACTTTACCTGCATTACTCCCAGATGATGCATAGTTATATATATTGTCGTCTACCTCAGATCCATTTATAAAAACAATAATAAATGATTTGTTTGACGGCAAAGGATCTAATGTTAATAGAAACTCAGTTTGATTTGCTGTTGCAGTAAATTTTTGCCCTGGTGTATAATACTGATAATGTGTTTGATTTATAAATCCCATTTATTATGCTTTTTCTTGTTGAATATCCTTCATTTCTTCGGCTGAGCCTGTTTGGTAAAGATTACCGTCCTTTAATAATATACCAGACAATGCTAATATTTTATTAACTAATTCTGTTTCCTCAGATTCATGCAGCTCAAAATTTACAGAATTTGCTGAGTTATATAATCCTGTTCCGCTGTTAGCAGCCCATGATACTGTTGCTGGTACTTTTATATAATTAGCATGAACACCACTAGTTATTTGTGTTGCTAAATTTGTAGTTGTATTAACATCACCATATACTTTTATGCCAGCGTTGTCTCTTATAAATATAGGAAATTCATTTGATGGTTGAGCAATAGGTGATTTTTGAAGATATAGCCATTCTTTTTGAGATACTTGCTCTGCTTCTCTACATGTAGGACAGTTCGTTAATATAGAACCTAATCTGTATAAATCAGCTGGCAAGGTAGTGCCTCCAGAAACTGATATTAATACTTTTTCAAATATACTTATTTTTTCTTCTAAGATTTCCATTATATCAGAATATTCTGTTTGATTTCCAGGTATTCTACTAAATTGATTTAAATCATAAAAGTATTGCTCAAATATATCTAACTGAGCTTGATTGGCCATTGTGTTAAATTCCTGAGGAGTAATATATCCTCGTTGTTCTTTGTTAGTTATAGCTAACACTCTTTGGTATACTGTGTTTACGTTTACTGCCATTATATTATTGTTATAGGTTAAAGGCCCACAATCGCAGGCCTTTTCCTACAATTGCTTTACTTTAATTTTTTTTCAATATTTTGAAATACTTCAATTCCGTCATCGGTTTTAAAGTAAGCTGCTAATGCTGAATATGGGTTTTCATCAAATGGAACTTTAATTAATTTTCTATCAGTTGACCCCCACATAAATGTTCTTTGGTCATTAGATAGTTTAATAATACCTTGTTCTGTTGCTTTTATACCTACATTTCTAATATTTAGATTTTCATCATTAGCTAATTCTAAGAATAAGAAAGGATTCCTTCTAGCAAATAGTAAGCAATCTCTTTTAAGTTCCTTAGAAGTCATCTTAGACACTCCATTTCCAATCTCAGCTCTTAAAATTGCTTCAATATGATCCAATTCTAAAGTTTGAGCTAGATTTAAAGCTTTAATTTCCATTTCTAAATAGTCTATATCATTTTCAGCTATTTGCACTGGATTATGTTCTTTAAATTTTTTATTTAAATCTGGGTGGTGTGCTAAATATTTTTGTAAAGTTTGTTTTTCTTTTGGAACAAATAATTTTCCATCTTTAAACATAATATGGCTTAATTTTTGAGGTCCTTTCATTTCATCTACAAATATTGTTTTTTGATTTTCACAATATTTAATTTCTCTTTCATAGCCTAATTCTTTGTCAAACCATAAACATCCTCTACTTTTTATTATATAAACTATAGGAGATTCACCTATTGAAAGTTCATATAATTTATCTACAAATTGTGGTTTTTTTACTACAGGCTCCACAGCCTTTTTTACTATAGGTTCTACAACCTTAGTCTTTTTTGTTTTTTCCATGATATAATATAATAAAAGTTAAAAATAAAAAGGGCAGGGTGCCGAAGCACCCGTTCCTTTTAAATTAAGTATTAAGAGTCAAATCTGATAAAGTTGTTAGCAGCTTGTACTACTAAACATCTTTCTGAAAGATAGTGAACCTCCATAATGTCTTTACCAGTTGTAGATGCTCCACCTACAGAACCAGTAATCCATGATTTCATTCTTCTATCATCAGTTTCAGAAGCTCTATATCTTACGTGTAAGAAAGGTCTTCTAACGTTTTTACCTAACATTTGGTCATACACTGAAGATGTACCAGCTGGTACTAAAAGTCCTTTTAATCCTCCTACTAAACCTCTTGTAGATTTATCGTTAAGATATTTCCAGTCAGTTTTGTAAAAGTCATAAGAACCTCTTCTAAATCCAGAGAATCCTAAGTTAAGCGCCATGTCAGATGAATTTTCAAATACACCAAAGTTTACACCACCTGTAATACCTGGGTTTAATCCCGCTAACAAGTCGTCAATAACTAGATTTGCATCTCTATTTAAGAATAACATATTTTCTTCAATAGCACCTTGCTTATCTAATTCCTTTAATAAATCGTCAAATTCTGATAATTCAGCTGATGCGTTGAATTGGTTTGTCGCAACAATACCTCTAGTTCCAATCGCAGATAAAAGTCCTTCAGTACCTTGAACAGCTACATCAGAAGCAGCAGTTCCAGATCCTGTAGCTGCTTTTTCAGCTTCAATCATAGACATTTCTAAATAGTCCTCAAATCTTACTCTAGTATCACCTTCAGCCTTCATATACCATAAGTAACCTGCCATTCCAGACTCACCACTTACTTCAACCCAACCAATTTGAGCTGTATCAGAACCAGAAACTTCAAAGTGATCTTTGATAATAATTGGTCTGTTAGTAAATGATTTAAAGTTTGGCTCAACAGCGTCAGTCATTGAATCAGAACCTTTTACAAATTCAGAACCGTAAACAAAGAATCTAATAACAACAGCTGTGTCTCCACCTGCTAATGTTGCTAAATCATCAAAGTTTTCAGCACCGTAAGGTAATAATGTTAAAGAAAGGTTATCAGAAGCTACAGCTGTACATTTAGCTTTAACTACTACAGTTCCAGCGGCTCCAACGATAGAAGCTACTACAGTAGCACCAACTCTTACAGAGTGAGCTATTGAAGAACCTGATTCGTTGTCAACGTCTTTAATTGCATTAACTAAACCGTTTGTACAGTTAATAGTTCCTTTATATGCCAAGTGTAATCTACCCTGCTCAGACCAAATAACTTGATCAGAAGCCATAGGCATTTCAGCACCTACCATTCTCAAGAATGAAGAAACAGAACGGTTTCCGTATCTTTCAACTTCTTGGGCGTACAATTCAGGTAGAAATTGTTGTGACCAATTCTTACCATCTGTACCATGAAAATTTAAATAGTTAGATGACAGCGTTACTTTTTGCGACGCTGGGCTAACTAAACTACTGGCTAATGGGCCAGTAAACGTATTATCGTTTGCCATTTTTCAAAAGTTTTTAATAGTTTTTTAATTTTAGTTTAATTCCTGACAAATCATCTCCGCTAACAACTCTTGCTTTCATTCCGCCAGCTTCAACATTTTGATGTCCTGATCTAGGACTCATGTTGATATTCTTAGCAGACTTAACAGATTGCTTAATAGCATCTGCCTTGCCTTGTTCATAAAAGTGTTGAGCGATAGCATCGGAATTCATCGCGGTAAATAAAGCTTTATGATAGCCAGGAGCATCAGCCATCTTATTTTCTTTATCTAAGAACTTCTTAGTAAAGTTATTGATGTCGCTCTGGGTTTCTCTAACCTCATTTACATTCTTCACATTAAACCTAAATCTCTTATCCCCGACATTGTATTCAAAACCTTTGAACTTATCGTTAAAAAGCGAAGTGGTTTTATTGTTAAACACATCTCTTTGAGATTGTGCTATTTTTTGATTAGCTTCGGTTTCTTCATTATATCTATTGAAAAAATCCATAGCTTTCTGGGCTTCAGGCGTTAGCTTATTCCCAGCTTTAATTTCTTTATAATATGTTGCTTTAGCGTCTTCTAATTTATACTTAGCCTCAGCAACAGCTTCTTTAAAAGCTAATTTTTTTCTTTTTATATCTTTAGGTTCGTCAACTTCTTCATCGTAAGAAAAACTATCATCAATTAAAAATGTTATTTCTTCCTGCGTTAAATGAGGTTTACTTTGAGAATAATATTCCTGTAGTAAATCCATTTGTTCGAACTTTTCGTAATCCTTATTTAAAGCAACATAATCCTCTAAATCCCCACCAGTTTCATTCATAAACTTAACTAAGTCTTGAATATTTTCTGGATAGTCTATTGATTCTTGTGCTTCAACTTCCGGTAATACTTCTTCTTGTTGCGGTGTGGGCTGGGTAATTTCAGTGCCTGCTTCCACTCCCGTATTGTCAGTTGAATCCTCTTCATCTGTAATTTCTTGTAATACCGATTCTTCTTCTGCCGGTTCCTCTTGCTTTACTTCTTCTTCTTCTTCTCGTACTTCTTGCAATCCCACTTCGACTTCTTCCCCAGTTTCCTCAACCTCGACGCTTCCGCTAGGCACGCTATCTTCTGTTTCTTGTTCTTGAACGGCATCTTCTTGATTATTAATTTTACTGTAGTCAACTTTATATACACCAGCCTCTTCATCGAATCCAGCATTTTTTTGTACTACTTCTTCTTTTTCTTGCACAGATAATTCCTCACCTGTGTCTAACACTTTAGCTTTAATTTCTTTTGCCATAATAAAATATTATATGATTATACAATTTATATATTACTTAGGTTCAAATGCACCTAAGTTAAAATTACCGCTTATTATATCGTTTCCTGCCGATTCGAAATTTTTAGGCGGTCTACCAGTTTTTCTCTGGTCGATTAATTCAGATTGTTGAGATGCTTGTATTTTTGTACGTTCATCTTTACGATCTTCTTTTTTGTTCATTGCACCGGACTCCGCCTCGGTTTTAACTTTTGCTAAAGCCATGTTCATTTGGAATTCCATTTGCATTAATTGTTTCTTTAATTCAGCCTCTCTGTAAAGTTTATTAGTATCTAACTGACTTTTAGCCTGTTCTAATTGTATTTTACTTTGAGTTAACGCTTGTTGTTTTTGTATTTCTGCTTGTGCCGCAACTTGTTGTGCTTGGGCGTTTGCTTGTGCCTGAGCCTGTATATTTTGTTGTTGCATTTGTTGGTCTCTTTCTTGCTTCTTTTTTCTTCTTAATTTTAAAAGTTGATTAGCAAGTTTAACATTCTTAATCATTCTTATATCAATAGCATCTTCTAATTCAATATTATTTTGTGCTATTGCTACTTGAATATTATTTTCTAATAATTGTTTTTCCTCTTCATCTGGTTCTAATTCTAAGAAAATACCAAAATCATGTAAATGCAACTCTGCTAGTTCTTTTAAAGTTCCAACATTATGTGATCCTATGCTTTGTATAAAAGCGTTTGCTGTTGGAGAATATTCCAAAACATCAGAAATTCTTAATGATATTTTTTCAGCCATTTCAGCTGTTAAGAACAATCCGCTTTGTAATATATGTCTCGTAGCTGTATTGCTATTTGCCGCTGCAAGCTTTTGCACACCTACTAAGGCATTCTTATCCGGAGTACTACCATCTCTTGCTTCGTTCAACCCTGTAGCATCTCTCATCATTTGTAAATAATAATTATAAGTGCTAATTAAAGCAGATAGTTTTCCTGTACCAGAATTATTACTTATTTCTTGTATTGGAACTTTCCCTGGGTTCATATCGCCATCAGATGTAAATGATCTACCTATAATACTACCTGTTTGGAAAAACATATTTAATGCTTCTTGTGGATTGTAATTACTGCCGTTTCCTAAATCAACTTCCGCTAATCCATCCGCATCTACATATACTCCATCCGGAACCATTCTTGCAAGTATTTGTTGAATTTTTAAATGAGTTAACTGAATCATATCTGCAAAACCAGTAACCCTACTAACTAAAGACTCAACCTTGCCGTTATACAATCTTGGTGCTACTATAGAATAATTAAGTTTAACTTTATTTACATCGCTTTTTTCACGCAACATATTTTCGCAAAGATTCCATTTAAGTAATTGTTTAGCTCCTGGTAAATACACACCTTCATAAACAACTTCAATATTTTTAGCAATACGCTCAAATTTTAATCCTTCAGCCATTGGTGGATTAAAAGCGTCAGATTTTTTAATAATTTTTTCCGCCCCAGTTGCCGTTTCTTTTACTTTATAAACTTCATTCATGTACGTTTTATAACTAAAGTACATTAATTGAATAGAATTATTATCTGTATTATTAACTTGGGAATTATATTTGTTATAGCTATTGTAGTCCCCGTTACCCTGGCTTTGTATTTTCTTTAAATCTTCATCTGTTAAATTTGGAAATTCTTTTTTAACTTCTGATATATTAACGTTTTTAATTTCGCCTACATAATATATGTCATCAAAATACGGGGATTCAGTATAAGAGTAAACAATATTTGCAGGATCAACATATTCAATTTTTATTCCTTCAGATTGTGTGAAATTGTTTTTAACACAAGCCATTCCAAGAACAGCTAAATCATAATAAAATCTTTTCTTTGTTAACTCGTAATTGTTTTGATTAAATATAGTTGATATAGCCTGCTCTTCTGCAATTTCAATTCCTTGTTTATAACTTAGTTGCATGTGTAATTCCAACTCTTCATTATTTTCAGGAAGTTGGTCCGCAGGGGTATTGTACATGTTAATACCAAATTCTTTTTGAGCATAATCGGATAACTCTTTAGTTTTCATATCCATAAGTATACCCTCCATATATTGAGTTCTTTTATTAACTCCAAATGGGTCTTGTGAATATGCTTTTATGTCATAAGTTCTTTCCGCAATACCATTTACAACTATGTCAACAAACTTAGGTATAATAGGGACTGGCTTCCAGTCTAAATTTAAATATGATAAATCACCATTAATAGATAATTCATCTTTATATTTTTGAATAGACTGTTCTCCTCTAGCATACAATCTTAATTTATGAAAATTATTTTGGTTTTGGAAAAATCTATTTACTCCATGAGATTTTTTAAACCATTCATTTTCTATAGCTCTTGCAACTTCTAAGCCGTAATCCATACTTAACTTTACGTCGTCTCCTACGGTTTGACTTGGAAAATGTGATTTCATAACTGATTCAGCCATATTATTGTTTTATTATTTTTGATAAACTTCCTTTATTTTCGTATTTTGAAAAATTAATATTTACTTTTTGTTTTATTCTTTCAGCGTGTGGTTTATATTTATTTTTATTACAAGCCATAATAGCTAAACCAGAACTAATTGCAGCATCGAACGCTGTTCTTTTATTTATGTCAAACTTTGCCCAGTCGTTAAGTGTTCTGTTAAAATATAAATCACCATATTCGCCATCTGATAAAATACCAACATAATCATTAATATATGTTTCAATAGCAGCAGCGTGGGCTTGTCTTATATCCTCACTTGAGTTTGGTATACCACCTATTTCTTTTTCTGTTACTGATAATTTATTTCTTGCTTTGTCTGGTCTATTCATTGAATAGCCTCTATAACCTCTTCTTTTTAAATAATATAATAATCTTGGTTTATTATTTTCCGCCAATATTGGCATACCATAAAATATTAAAGACATTAATACATCTTCAAAAAACATTTCTGCCGTTTGTGGCCTAGCTATATATTCAAGAAAAAACATATTAGCAGGTGCATTTTCCATACTAAATTTAGTTAACCCATGTAAAGCTCCTTTAGAGCCTTGACCATCGGTTGTTCCTGATATATCATAACTATCACATCCAAAAGCACCCATATGCTCGTTGCCTGGATATTTTATACCATTTTTAATTATAATATTATTTTGTAATTTTACACTCGGAACCCAGCTGACTTTAAACCTTCCGTTAGGATTTGGCGTAAACTGGACTTTTGTGTCTTTAATTCCATTTTTCTACGTAAAGCTGCCGACGGTAACTTGTGACAGATTTGCGACTTCATCATTGTAATCAATTTGCTCGTAAATTTTTGCTAAATTAAATATACTATTTTTTGTTTCGTCTCTAAAGGCATGTTCTTCAGTTCTTGGAAACTGTCTATAAAATTCATTTAAAGCATCTTGGTCGCCTTTTAACCCTTCAACTTCATTTTCCCAGTGGCTAATAACTCCAACATCAATAATTGATCCGTGGAAATCCTTAATTTCTTTTTTCGGTGTTTCGAATACAGGTATTCCATAAGAATCAATGAATCCTTCGAAATTCCATTCCATAGGAATGAACAAAGAATAGAGTCCTGAGCGAGTCTGTCCATTGCGGTTTCTTTTGGTAACATCTGAGTCATGGTATAATTTTTTAAAGTTTTCGCCTCCCTTATCTGATGAGTTGCTTGTTGAGCCCATCATGCATTTTCCGATTATTCTACTTCCTAATCTTAATGTGGTTTTCGTGACCCTCCAGTTATTGAGGATGTTGTTGGGCTTTTCCCACTTCCCCGATTCATCATGTACGAGGAGTTTGAGTTTCTCCCCATCATAGGCGTTGTCACCGGTGTTCTTCCAATCGATGGTCGTGTCAAGTCCCTTGAGATCCTCCAGGGTTTCATCGGCTGCGGTGGGGGCGGCGGTAAGTTTACGACGGGTGTACTTGGTTGCGGGGACACGGTAGGCAAGTTCGGTCTTTGGACGGTCCATTCCGTCCTGGGTCGGTTTGAAAAAGAAGG